GCCCATTACAGCAAATAGAAGACACCTTAACTTGGTATCACCTATGTCTACTCTCCCCCTAACGCAAGACGACCTTCTCGAAGAAGAGTTCCTTGATTCACACCCAACCAGTGTGCTTCAGACTCATCTCGATCCAGAAGATGAACTCGAAAATGAATATCGACGTCCAAATGAGAAATTCGAATTTTACGGATTTCAACATGACTCGATTCCAGACAACAGAATTCCAAGACCCGGAATTCAATGCTTAGCGCACTTGAAGTATCACAATACTTCAAAAGATCACCAATATGCTGATCAACCCTTATCAGGCCCCCCGCCCATGAGAGGAGTTACACGCATTATTAGGGATAACTTCCCTCAATACACGGAATACATCCGTGAATGGTGCCGCCCCAAAAGCTCAAATGAAGCTATTTTTAATGACTTCAACCATGAGCAGCGCCAAACAGATCCATTGTCTCCAGCTCGAAAGAGACGGCTCCTACCCCTAATCGACCACTTCATGGGAATCCAACCCTATGATATTGTACACTATTGTGATACACGATTTTACCCCGCCGACCTCGCTCGCAAAGCTGACTATTTTCACAACTTCTCCCGTGCCAGAAAACAACACGCAGCAAAATCTCACCCTGATTATGCTACTGGCCCAACAAAGAAGTCATGGTTCATTAACGCACATCTATTTCACGATAGAGCAACAGTTCACAACATTAAACTGTATGCCTATCCTTTCCGTCCTTACCCAGACGAAGAGCGAAATGATACACTCTTACAGCTATGGTTTCAGAAAATCCCCACTGAACTATTAGTCAGATCCCACATCTCACACCCTGACAAGCTGAAAGTCCGCCCAGTCTACAACGCACCTATGATCTACCTCCGTATTGAAATGATGTTATTCTATCCTCTACTAGCCCAAGCTAGAAAGAAAGAATGCTGCATCATGTATGGACTAGAAACCATTCGTGGTGGCATGTCGCTCATCGAGCGCCTCGCATCCACCATGCTTTCATTCTTAATGATTGATTGGCATAGATTCGACCACCTTGCCCCCTTCCCCCTGATAGACTTTCTCTTCGACGATTGGATACCTACCAAAATAAACGTTGACTCTGGTTACGCGAAAATTCGCAACTACCAAGACCACGTACATTCTTTTAAAGCACAAGCTGAAAAGATGCACACATGGTCAAACAGTAACGTTAGTGAAGATCAACCAGAAATTGATCTCTTCGCTTCTAAGGTAACCAACCTTCTCACCTTCCTCAAACGATGGTATAAAGAGATGGTATTTATCACCCCAGACGGTTTCGCATACCGTCGCATGTTCGCAGGTGTTCCTTCCGGAATACTTATGACTCAGTTTTTCGATTCATTCGTTAATCTTGTTATCTTACTAGATGGCCTGATTGAGTTTGGATTCACTGATGACGAAATTAAGGATTTCGTGCTCCTCATTATGGGAGACGACAACGTCGCTCTCACAAATGTGAGCGCTCTCAAGATCCTTGAATTCCTAGAATGGTTCACAGACTATTCATTGATTAGATTTGGAATGAAAATCAACATTGACAAATCAAGTTCAACATCCATTAGACGAAAAATCGAAGTCTTAGGCTACCAAAATCACTATGGTATGCCTTCGCGATCCATTTCAAAGTTAGTAGGTCAACTCGCATACCCTGAACGTCACGTCACCGACGTAGACATGTGTATGAGAGCAATTGGCTTCGCTTACACTGCATGTGGAAAAGACACCACTTTTCACAATTTTTGCAGACATGTATTTCACTACTACTACGCGAAAGTCAACATTCCCATTGACCAACTTTTTGAAAATGGTAAGTTCGGTTTACCCGGCACATTCTTTGCTTATAAAGATATTGCCAGTCACATTAAACTTGATCACTTTCCATCAATCGATGAAGTCCGAGAACTAGTTTCTACGCACCAAGGTTTCTTAACAGAAGAGCCTCTGTGGAACTATAACTATTTCCTTCATCCCCCCAACCCGAATAGATCGG